TCGACAACGATCGAACAGGTCCAGTTGTCGGAGATCCATATTCAACATCAGAAGCTGAAGCTCTAGGTAACACTGGAGAGTCATTTGCTGAAATGGGTTTCACCATTGAAAAAGCAACTGTGACTGCAAAGTCACGTGCGTTGAAAGCAGAGTACACACTAGAACTCGCACAAGATCTAAAAGCGATCCATGGTTTGGACGCAGAGACAGAATTAGCAAACATTCTGTCAACAGAAATCTTGGCAGAGATCAACCGTGAAGTAATCCGTACAATCAACTCACAAGCTAAAACTGGTGCTTTAACAGCTAACGCATCAACCAAAGGTATCTTTGATTTACAAACAGATGCAGATGGTCGTTGGTCAGCTGAGAAGTTCAAGGGTCTAGGTATTCAACTAGATCGTGAAGCAAACGTAATTGCAAAAGAGACACGTAGAGGTAAAGGTAACTTTATTATCTGTTCATCAGACGTTGCAACTGCACTAGCTGCTTCAGGAATGTTAGACTATGCTCCTGCATTGTCAACTAACTTGAACATCGATGACACAGGTAATACTTTTGCAGGTGTTATGAATGGTCGTATCAAAGTATACATCGATCCATATGCAACAGCAGATTATATCACTGTAGGTTATAAGGGTACTAACCCATATGACGCAGGTCTGTTCTATTGCCCATACGTACCGCTAACTATGGTACGTGCGGTTGGTGAGAATGATTTCCAACCACGTATCGGGTTTAAAACTCGTTATGGTATGGCGTCTAACCCATTCGTAGGTACATCACCAGCTGATGGACTAGCAGCAGCTAAGTCTAATCAGTACTACAGAATATTCAGAGTAGATAATATTCTTAACGCATCATAAGGTAGGTAAACTACTATTGCTCGATAACTGGGCGGCTTTCTCAGCCGCCCTTTTTTTATGAACCTAAGACAACTTCGTAAGAACCATTGTCTGTAAGATCAAAACCTTCAATAAATACATGATGGCTATCATCTGCCTGAGTCAGTAGAGAATCAACTGCGCGTTGAACATCATCCTGTGAACCAGTTGCTAGGAAAGAAGAAACTTCAGCAAATGTATAACCTTCTTCGTTTTTACCGTTAATGTATGAGTATACTAGACGAGTACCTTCTTTGAACGTTGTAGGAACTTTTACTTCTTCACACCAGATTGAATTAAACATTTGATTCTCCTTTATTTCTTACATTCTTTATACATTATTGTTGAACAAAAGTCAACAGTTAATTTAACATTTCGTAGATTTCTTTCCAACCTTTTACTAGAGGAATATCATCATTGACATAGTTCATGTTATGACCATGTTCAATCAGAATAGATTGCAGACCTAACTGTTGGCCAAGCTCAGCATTCTCAATCTTATCTTCAATCCAGAGTAGACCTGAACCTTCATAAGGAGCAAGAGCTTCATCTTTATCAGCACCTGTGCCAATACAAAGAACATCTTCGAACGCAGTTGGTCCAAAGAGTTTACTAAGATTCTCTTCACGCAACTTAGAAGCTGATGGATCAGTCGATAGGGAAGTGATTGCACGGAACACATATCCATGCTTGCGATGTAGTAGATCTACATAGTACATTGCATCTCGCAATGGAGGTAAGAATCCAATAGCAGCTGATTCATTAAAGAACCGTACTAACTCTTTACCTTTCTTGTATCTGATACCATAACGGTCAGAAACATCATATTCTGTGGCGTCAGCATTTAGCTTGTAGCCATGTTGTTCCATCCAGACTTTGAAAGCATACTCCCAGTTAAGAAGTACACCATCAACATCTGTTAAGATTACTTTATTTGTATTATTGATCAATTTTGATCTCCTTTATTTCTTACATTCTTTATACTATAAAGTAGTAGTAAGGTCAACAGTTAATTTTAATTATATTGATAAAAGAAACATATAAATACAAGTAGTTATAATTTTTATGGAAATAAAATGGTTCAATTAAATCCTAGTGTTACAGTTAATGTAGATGATACCTTAGGGAATGCTTCCTCTGGTTTGAACAACATTAATCTTCTACAACCTACATCCTTTAAACTTCTTATAGATAGAAAGAACTTTCCCAATCTCGAGTTCTTTTGTCAAAGCGTAGCGCACCCAGCAATGGATGCAAGAGCAGCTGAACTGCCATATCAAAGAGTTGCAAACGTACCTTTTGCAGGAGACAAATTGACATTTACTGATTTAGAGACTATAATAATAGTAGATGAAAATTTAAATGCATATACTGAGATGTACAATTGGATGCAAAGATTAATACAAACACCAACTAAGACACCTCTTGCACGAACTGATAATGTTCCTCCAACTGTATGTGACGTCTCACTTATGATCTTGAGTAGTGCCAATAACCCTACTAGAGAAATCAGATATATAGATTGTATACCAACAGGATTGGGTAATATGGTACTAGAAGCAACAACTGGAGATACAACTCAGATTACATTTCCAGCTACATTTAGATTTTCTTATTTTGAATTGAAGTAATGAACGGAGTATATTATGAATTTAGAAACACTACTGGAACAGTGGTCGGTAGACTGTGAACTACCGCGCAGCAGTTTAGACGAAGCATCTCGCAACACCCCAACCCTACATTCTAAATATCTTGGATTTCTTTCTCAAACTAAACTACGTTTGAAGAGAGTAGAGATGGATCAAAAGACACTATTGAAAAAGAAGTGGCTTTGGTACAATGGTAAGATGTCAGAAGAAGAAGTAAAGGAACAGGGTTGGGATTATGATCCTCTCAATGGTCTGAAAGTAATGAAAGGTGATATGGATTACTATTATGATTCAGATAAAGAGATACAAGAATCAGAACTAAAGATACAGTATCTAAAAACTGTTATAGATACTCTCAACGAAATTGTTGACACACTACGTTGGCGACATCAAACAATAGGTAATATGATAAAGTGGAAAGTGTTTGAAGCCGGTGGCTGATATTATTTGTAGACTAAAAGATTATTCTATGCTTGAAATAGATGTTGATCCTGGCTTGGCAGCTGAGATTAGTGACTACTTTTCATTTTATGTACCTGGTTATAAATTTATGCCTGCGTATAAGAACAAAGTGTGGGATGGCAAGATTAGATTATTCAATCGCATGACGGGAGAGCTAAACGCGGGCCTGTATGTTTATCTTGTAAAATTTGCTGCGGAACGAAGCTACACTCTGGATACTGAGGAAACCAAATACGGTTTTCCAGTGATGAAGGAAAAGGTTTCAGACTTAGATCATCTTTTAGAAAATGAATCACTTCCTTTTCAACCAAGGGACTATCAGTACGATGCTGTATTAACAGCTCTAGAGCGAAGTCGAGCAATACTATTATCTCCTACTGGATCAGGTAAGTCATTCATTATTTATCTAATGATGGTGTATTGGAACAAATATATTTACCATGGGTTAGGTGCAGCGAAGACTTTGATAATAGTTCCAACAACATCATTAGTAGAACAAATGTATTCTGATTTTCAAGATTATGGAATGCCTCAAGGAACAGTACATAGAATATATTCAGGAAAAGATAAAAACTTTGATACACCATATGTTATAAGTACTTGGCAAAGCATCTACAAATTACCTAAGAAATGGTTTGAACAATTTGGTATGGTTGTGGGTGATGAGTGCCATGGATTCAAATCTAAGTCACTATCTTCTATTATGAATAAAGCTACACTAGCTAAGTATCGTTTTGGTCTTACTGGAACATTGGATGGTACACTGACTCACAAGTTGGTACTTGAGGGGTTGTTTGGGCCGGTATATCAAGTGACAAAGACTGTTAACTTGCAAGAAGATGGAACACTTGCACCTTTGGACATTAAAGTCTTGTTAATGAATTACTCAGAAAAAGTAAGAAAAGATTTTGGAAAGAAAACCTATGCAGAAGAAATTGAATTCATCGTGGGAAATGATTCCCGCAATAACTTTATTCGCAATTTGGCTTTGGATACTACTGGGAATACTCTTGTCTTATTCCACCGTGTGGAAGCTCATGGAAAGCCGCTTTTTGAGCTTATAAGTAGTAGAGCTAGACAAGGAAGAAAAGTCTTCTTTGTATCTGGAGAAACAGCTACTTCAGATAGAGAAGCTATACGGAAGATAGTGGAGAAACAAAAAGATGCTATTATTGTTGCAAGCCTTGGTACTTTTAGTACTGGTATTAATATTCGGGAGTTGCACAATATCATATTCGCTAGCCCGTCAAAGTCTCAAATTAAAGTTCTACAGTCTATCGGACGAGGGTTACGCAAAGCTAGTGATGGACGAAGAACAAACCTCTACGACATAGCAGATGACTTACATTGGGGTAAGAGAAACAATTTTACTTTAATGCATTCTGCTGAACGCGTTAAGATTTACGAAAAAGAAGAATTTAACTACGAGTTGATAAAGGTTGATGTAAAATGACAATAACTCAATTTAGATTATCTAATGGAGATGAGCTCATAGCTGAAGTTGTTCAAGAGCCAGAAGCAGATGAGATAAATCTTATTATTCGCAATGCTATGCAAATAATCACAACAGACGCTAACCCATCTGTTAGATATTATTCTTTTAGACCTTGGATGGTTTATCAGAATGATCCTAACTATTTCCAACTTCTTAATTTTAAACACATAGTAGGAGAAGCTAAACCTGATTCTCTTATGGAAGAACAATATAAAAAAGCTATGGAGATAGAAAGAAATTCTAATAAAGTTACTAAGAGTGATGTAGATTCCAAATATAAAGAATTGATGAAATATTTAGATAGTGCAGAATACCTTATGGAGGATATGGATTCAGACTATAGTAATGTAATCCATTTTCAATTTGATAAGGATAAATTACATTAATGGAAGATTGTGATGCTTATGTAAAATATCCACAACACAGAAAGTGGTTTAATAAACTATGGCTGGCGGAAACACTAGGATACAAATGTGGTCCTGCTGATATAGATATTCCTGAAGATGGGATGTATGTCATTAGACCAATATATAATCTTGCAGGAATGGGTGCAGGTGCAACAGTAAAAGAACTAAGAAAAGATGATGCCACTTCAACTCCTCCTGGATATTTTTGGTGTGAGTATTTTAAAGGCGTGCATTACTCAGCAGAATATGAATGGAAATACGATAGAGATAATATTGATGGATCATGGAATAGTCCATGGAAAGGTATCTCATGTTGGATAGGTACCAATATGCCTTTAAATTTAACTAAGTTTCTACACTGGGAAAGATCTGACTATATACCTCATGTACCTGATGAGCTGGTAGAGTTAAACGATGTTGAACACATTAACGTTGAGTTTATAGACGACAAAGTTATTGAAGTTCATTTAAGAAGAACTCCTGATCCGGATTATAATGAATTTGTTCCAGTATGGAAAAGTGATGAAGGAAAGGTAGCTCACTTCCTGATGCATGAATATAGATTCATAGAAGCCTTTGACGATGCTAACGGATACATAGACGATCCCCGGATTGGATTCCTAGTAAAATAATACTACCGGCCCGCTAAGGCTACTCTTAGATTATACATCTAAAATAAAGATATGACAACCGGTTGACTAAAATACTTTTTTGAATTATAATAATATAAATTGAGGAACTTTGTTATGGCAAAAAGCAAACGCGCTAGCATACACTATGTTAACAATAGAGAATTTTCACAAGCAGTAGTAGACTATGTTACAGTTGTTTCTGACGCAAAAGAAGCAACCACGGATATTCCTGTTGTCCCAGATTATATTGCTCAATGCTTTCTTCGTATAGCAGAAGGACTATCACATAAATCTAACTTCATTAGATACACTTATCGTGAAGAAATGGTTATGGATGCTGTTGAAAATTGTTTGAAAGCAATAGAGAATTATAATATAGAAGCCGCTACCAGAACTGGTAATCCTAATGCGTTTTCTTACTTCACACAAATATCTTGGTTTGCTTTCTTGCGAAGGATTGCTAAAGAAAAGAAACAACAAGATGTAAAACTAAAGTATCTTGCTCAGAGTGGATTAGAAGATTATTGTAATAGCGATGCTAGTGATAAGGCTTCTATTCAAGCAATCCAGGCTTTTGTTGATACATTGAAGGATCGTATTGATAAAGTAAAAGAAAAAGACACTGAATTTAAAGTATATGCAAAGGAGGAGAAGAAGCGTAAGAGGAGAGTGGTAGTAGTGGACTCAGACCTTGGAGACTTTTTAAATGATAAATGAAGATAGCTATATTAAATGACACTCATTGTGGTATCCGCAATAGCAGCGACATATTTCTCAATAACGCAGAGAAATTTTATCGCGATGTATTTTTTCCTCATCTTTTGGAACATGATATTAGCCATATTGTGCACCTTGGTGATTACTTCGATAACAGGAAATTTGTTAACTTCCGTGCTCTTAACCGCAACCGCGGTTTCTTTCTTAAACCGTTAAGAGAATATGGAATCACCATGGACATCATCCGTGGTAACCACGACACCTATTATAAGAATACTGGAGAACTTAACTCACTAAAAGAATTACTTGGTCACTATATGAATGAAGTAACTATTATTCATGAACCTAAAGTGATGGAGTATGGTTCAATGAAAATAGGATTGATTCCATGGATAGATGATGATAATGAAAAACAAGCCATGGACTTCTTAGCTAATGCTAAGTGTGATTGGATTGGTGGCCACTTTGACATTATGGGTTATGAAATGTTAAAGGGTATAAAATGTGAGCATGGTCTTGACCGCGCTGTGTTCAAAAGATTTGAACAAGTACTATCTGGTCATTTTCATACTAAATCAGAACAAGATAACATAATGTATCTTGGTTCACAAATGGAGTTCTTTTGGAATGACGCACACGACAACAAATACTTTCACATCTTGGATACGGAAACACGAACTCTTACTCCTATCCATAACCCTCACACTTTGTTCCATCGGATCTATTATAACGATGTGGAAACTGATTACCTTCATTATGACCTTGAGCCAGTAGAAGGTAAGTTTGTAAAAGTAGTTGTAATTAATAAATCAGATACATTTACCTTTGATAGATTCATAGACAGGATTAACAACAGAGAGATCTTAGAACTAAAGATAGCAGAAAATTTTAATGAATTCTTAGGAGATGCTGTTGACGATCAGACAATTTCAGTGGATGATACTCCTACGCTGTTGAATAGTTACATTGAAGCTGTAGATACTGATCTCGATAAAGATCGTATCAAAGTTGAGATGAATAATCTTATGATTGAGGCTCAGGCTTTAGAAGTAGTATGATAACATTTAAGAATCTACGTTGGAAGAACTTCTTATCAACTGGTAACAATTGGTCGGAAGTAAACTTCTTAGAAGCAAAGACTTCTCTTGTTGTTGGACAGAATGGTGCAGGTAAGTCTACTTTGTTAGATGCATTATCTTTTGCATTGTTTGGTAAGGCTCATCGTAACATTTCTAAGGCACAGTTAGTCAATAGTATAAACAAAAAGTCAACAATTGTAGAAGTACAGTTCTCAGTACTTGGATCAGACTTTAAAATCAAACGAGGTATCAAACCTAACTTATTTGAGATTTGGCGTGGTGAGACTATGTTAAACCAAGACTCTCATGCCAAAGAGTACCAGAAGATTCTCGAGCAAAACATCTTGAAGCTTAATCATAAAAGCTTCCATCAGATTGTTGTGCTAGGCTCTTCCTCCTTCATTCCCTTCATGCAGCTGTCCGCACAGCATAGACGTGATGTTATCGAGGATCTTCTGGACATCAATGTATTCTCAAAGATGAATGGTATTCTTAAAGAAAAGACTTCATCTCTTAAAGAACAAATAAAAGATGCAGATCATAAAACAGAAGTTAATAAGACAAAGATAGATGCTCAAAAGAAATACATACGCGATATTAAAGCCATTAACGAAGAACAAAAAGAAGAGAAACTCAAACTTATCGAAGAACACAGAGATGAGATCAAGACTCTTAATGAATCTAATGGATCCTTATCCACCTTCGTGGAAGAGAATTTATCTACAGCGTCAGATACTAAACAAGATGCGTCAGAAAAGATTAACGAGCTACAGCAGTTCAGAGCAAAGTTCAATGCAGATATCAAAAAGCTTGTTAAAGAAGTCCAGTTCTTTGAATCCAACGATACCTGTCCTACTTGCACCCAGCCCATTACAGAGGAAACGAAAGAGTCCCATATCCTGGATGGAAAAGCAAAAGCACAGGAACTCAATACCGCACTTGAAACTGCTGAGGCTTCTTTGGCAAGACGAAATGAAGTATTGGCATCCGCTGAACAACAGCTGGTAGAGTGTAGAGAAGCTCAAAGTAATATACATGGAAATAATCAATCTATTAGTAACTTTCAGGCATCTATTGATCGTACTCAGACAGAAATAAATAATATTGGCAAAGGCGCAGATGTGGAATCTGCTGATAAAGATTTACAAGCTTTGGTTAATGTAGGAGATGATCTAGTAGAATATAGATTGACTCTCAATGAACAATATAATTATAATACTGTGATAAGCCAGATGCTAAAGGATACTGGAATTAAAACTAAAATAGTTAAACAGTATCTTCCGGTTATAAATAAGTTAGTCAATAAGTATCTACAGATACTAGATTTCTTCGTCTCTTTCAATCTGGATGAGGCTTTCCAAGAAACAATCAGATCACGTTTCCGTGATAACTTTACTTACGATTCATTTTCGGAAGGAGAGAAACAACGTATTGACTTAGCATTACTATTCACATGGCGGCAGATAGCTAAGATGAAGAATAGTGTTGCTACTAATCTATTGATATTGGATGAGACCTTTGACAGCTCATTAGATGTTGATGGTGTTGACAATCTTATGAAAATCATATACAGTCTAGGAGATGATACTAATGTCTTTGTTATCTCTCATAAGGGTGAGATGGTAGATGGTAAGTTTGCTAACAAGATAGAAGTAGTGAAAGAGAAAAACTTTAGTAGGATTAAATAATGGAACTGTCGAACTATACTATGAATGCATTGAAGAACTATGCTACTATCAATAGTAATGTTGTTATCCATCAAGGTAACAGTATTATGACAATGGCAGAAGCAAAGAATGTTCTTAGCATGACAACCATACCAGAAACATTTCCACAAATGTTTGGTATATATGATCTACAAGAGATGCTGAATGTACTCAGTCTTGTAGATAGTCCTCGGCTTAGGTTCGAGGAAAACTATGTATTGATTGGAGATAGCACTGGGAGAGTGGAGATTAAATACTTCTTCTCAGATCCAGAGATGTTAACCTCTCCAACCAAACCTATAGATATGCCTAATCCTGATGTAGTATTTACATTAGATCAGGGTACTCTTAACAATCTTAAACGAGCTGCCGCTGCATTAGGACATAATGAAGTTTCTATTACATCTGTGGATAATGTTATAAGATTGTCTATATTAGATACAGAAAACTCTACATCAAATATATATTCCATAGATGTAGATGGAGATTGTTCATTATCGGATTGTAACTTTATTATTAATATTAGTAATCTGAAAATGATTCCTGGAGATTATAAAGTAGAGATATCTACTAAACTGATCTCACAATTCACCAATACTAGCGATGAGATGGACTTACAGTATTGGGTTGCATTAGAAAAGTCCTCAACTTTTAAGGAGTAAGAATAAATGGCAGAAGAAAAACAGGAAGGTATTTCGTATCCCCCTGAGCAGGATCATGGACAGATCTACGACCTTTCTAATCGAGTGTCACGTAGTGTTGTAGCTGTAGTAGATGCACTTACACAGCGAGGAGCATTCAAAGGTGAAGAACTATCTACAATTGGTGGCTTGAGAGATCAAGCATTACAAATGATTCAGATATGTGAAAATTACGAACAGGAAAAAGCATCACAGTAATTGACTTATAATCCATTTGAGTGTATAGTATAATTTTGTTATGAGGATAATATGTCAAAAGATTTTCTGTGGGTCGAGAAGTATCGACCAGCTTCTATAGCTGACTGTACATTACCAAGTCAGCTCAAACAAACATTCCAAGCTATTGTAGATGGTGGAGACATACCTAATATGTTATTCACTGGTACAGCTGGTCTTGGAAAGACAACAGTTGCCAAAGCAATATGTAATCAATTAGGATTAGATTATATACTGATTAACGGATCAGAAGAAGGCAACATAGATACACTGCGAGGTAAGATTAAGCAATTTGCCTCTAGTGTATCCCTGCAGGGTGGGTACAAAGTAGTTATCCTTGATGAGGCTGACTATCTCAACCCCCAGTCTACACAACCTGCCCTGCGGGGGTTCATAGAAGAATTTGCAAACAATTGTAGATTTATTCTAACTTGTAACTTCAAGAATCGTATCATTGAACCGTTACATTCTCGTTGTAGTCTTTATGAGTTTAACACTTCTAAGAAAGATATGGCTGAGTTGGCTGCTAACTTTCATAAGAGGTTCATAGAGATCCTTGAGAAAGAATCAGTACAATATGATGTTAAGGCTGCGGCTGTTATGATTATGAAGTATGCACCTGACTGGCGTAGAGTATTGAACGAAGGACAGCGCAACGCTATTAGTGGTATGGCCATTGATGGTAGTTCTACTGGTACTAGTTCAAACTCTATTGATAGTCTTATATCATGTCTAAGAAACAAAGACTTCAAAGGAATGAGAAAGTGGGTAGTAGATAATCTAGATATGGATACTACTGCCATCTTCCGTGGAGTCTATGATTCTATGAATGCTAATGTGGAATCAAAGTCAATCCCTCAGTTGGTTCTCACATTAGCAGACTATCAATACAAAGACGCTTTTGTTGCTGATCATGAACTGAATGTAGTTGCATGTATGACAGAAGTTATGGCGCAGGTACAATTCAAATGAGTCCATTTGAGTTTGTATCATCTATAAACTTTACCAAGAAGGATATCATGATAGATGATCTGGTAGAGAAACAATATGCACCATTTATGATTAATAGATCGTTGAGCTACTTTCAAGATACGGTTTGTTTAGCTAATGTCATGAATCAATATCATCATCTTGATCACAAACTCCAATATCACTTTCTTATAAATATTATACGGAAACGTAAAAGATTTTCAAAATGGATTAAACCTGACTTGGATAGTGATACTGAAGTTGTGAAACAATACTATGGTTACAGTAACGAAAAAGCAAAACAAGTGCTTGCACTTCTATCACCTGAGCAAATTGCAATAATAAGAAAAAAGGTGAGTAAAGGTGGAAGAAAATAATATAGTACAATGGCACCCTTCTGATATGTTAGAAGTAGTGCTAGGCGAACCAGATGACTTTCTAAAGGTTCGAGAAACTCTTACACGTATTGGTGTAGCCTCCCGTAAAGATAAAAAGTTATTTCAATCTTGTCATATACTTCATAAGCAAGGAAGATACTTTATAGTACACTTCAAAGAACTGTTTATGTTAGATGGTAAGAAAGCTAACTTGGAACACAATGATGTTCAAAGACGAAATACTATTGCTACATTACTAAGCGATTGGGGATTAGTTGATATGAATGAACATGCGGATCTAGAATGTGCTCCTCTTCGTCAGATAAAAATTATACCTTTTAAGGATAAAACAAATTGGGAGTTGTGTCCCAAATATAATATTGGAAATAAGTGATTTGGCCACAGATAATGAAATTGACTTAGAAGTCCCTGCTATAGTTACTCCCATTTTAGTTGATGGTAGCGAAAAAATATCCAAAGCCTATGCTCGAGATGCAAGGCCACCTCATTTATTGGATCCACTTGTTGATAATCGAGTACAAGTTAAATTTACTTTGATAAAAGAAATAGATTTTACCTCAGAAGAAAAATGCAAAAGAGTTATGGGAGATCTAAAAAAACTATATTTAGATGATTTTGGAAAAATAAAAATCCCACATTTTGTATTTAAAACACTTAATGAAAAAACTATTCAAATCAAATGTGAGTATATAAAAGGAAGATATCCTCGTCTAAATGAAATGAACATAGTTAGAGATTATGCTTTGCTTAGAATTAACGATAAAGAAAATCCATATACTTTGGCTGATTACCATCCAAACAATTATATTGTAGAACAAGTTCCTCCCCATAACATTTATTGTATTGATTTAGATTGTTACACAAAGGCAGATATGGCCAGGAGAGAGGAGCTATGGCAGGCGGCGGTAGGTCCACAAGAGAGGTATAATAAACATTACAGCTTTCTTAAATAAATATCTTTTACATGTTGACTTCTAAGTAAAAGATATTATATATAGTATAGTGATGCAGAATAATCTGGTCACACTCAATCTTGCTTGATCAAAAGGAGATAACAATGACAGGCTTAACAACACTATTCCCCCGTTCATCTTTTGTGGGTTTCGATCATCTATTCAATGAACTAGAGTTCACTGCAAAACATGCTCAAGACCACTATCCCCCACACAATATTATTAAAGCTAGTGAATCAGAGTATCTGATTGAACTTGCTATTGCTGGGTTTACAAAGGATGAGATATCTGTAGAAGTTAAAGATAGAACTTTGACTGTAACAGGGGAACACGTATCTAAAGGTAGAGAGTTTATCCATCGTGGCATTTCGACAAAGAAATTTAAACGAACCTTTAGGCTGTCCGAACATGTAAATGTAAACGGAGCAGATATTCAAGATGGTATACTTGCAATAGAACTGAAGTACATCATCCCAGAAGAAATGCGTCCTCGTAAAATTTCAATTGGAAAAAACGAGGGTCAAAATGACGCAACACATAATAACAGCAAGCAACTACTTACTGAATCCCATTAGTGAGTTTCTATGTACATTAAGTACTTTACCTAACAATATAGCTAATTCGTATAGACGGTCTAAGTCGGCTAGAAGTACAATGAAGGAGCTGTGTTCATTAACAGACGCAGAACTAAATGACATTGGGATTACACGTGGCGATATTCGGTACATCGCATATCATCCTGCGGAACAAGATAACCATCGTCATGCAGGAGAGCAAGCTAACTATCCTTCAAATAATAATTTAAAAGGATGGGTTTGATGACAACCGCAGTGCTTACATCTTTCTTTTCGCCTTTGTCTGGTTTGTGGTCGCAAGTAGATCGGTATACGCAGATAGCTGGATACTCGAGAGCGGCAGCGGAGCTCGCAAGGGCTGGTTACCAAGAGGAGAGCAAAAGATGTATGATGGAGTTACGAAAGTTGCTTAATAAATAAGAAAAAGAGAGCCTTAGGGCTCTCTTCACACAACACACAATAAAGTGAGAAGACAATGAATGTATTAAATAAGATTCCAGATTTTTGTATGAGCCATTGGTTAATAAGAATACCTTTGGCTATTGTATTTTTACAACAAGGCTTTAGTAAATTACCAGTAACAATAGAAGGTGCAGAAAGTTTTGATTTACCTTATATTGTTTGGTGGTTTGCAGCATACGGTGAGATCGGTGCTGGTATAGGCTTACTTGTAGGTGGAGCCATCATATGGCACAAGCTAAAAGAAATAAATGATATTATAACTCGATTCAGTGGTATCACAATTTGTAGTATCATGACAGGAGTTATATGGGTCGGTCAACCCGAAAGCTTCTGGGATGTTATTTTATATGATAACCTCCATGTATTTTTATGGGTGGGAGGATTGTTCTTTGCACTTAGAGGAAACCGGACATGAAGAATAGTATAAAAGCATTTCCTCCTCTGGCACTATGGATTGTAGCTAAAGAAGGATGGAAAAGTATAATGACGATTGAGCATTCCCCATTACGTAACCTGCCACCCCAACTTGCTTTAATGGTATTCTTAATACTATCAGTGATGTGGAGTGGTATCTTTGCTGCTCTCATAAGCAATCCCTACATATTTGGCTGGACAGCTGGAGGACATATTTTAGTCGTTTGCGGAATTTTTATCACTGCAATAGTTCATGACCAAGCTGAGAAAGCTGGTAATGTTTCCCAAAACTATAACCTACGCGGCGCTGGCGGCGAACACGAATAACACACAACACAAGGAGAAAGATATGTCAAATCCATATCAAATTAGATACGACGTTTTAGCAATGTCAAAAGAAATATTAGATAAACAGTATGATATGCAATTACAAATGGCTCATAAAGCAATGGAAATGTATAAAGAAAACTCTGAACAAGCATTAGAAGCATATCAGAAATATATTCCAAAATCAATTACACCTGAAGAAATAAAAGCTCAAGCTGATAAGTTATATGAGTTTGTATCGGAAAAGAAATGAGTGAACAGTATTGTACTACTAGAGGACTAGGCTGGGCATTTTTAGTTTGTGCTTTCTTTATATTTGGTGTACCATTATTATTAGTGGACAATGCCAAGTATTGTAAACAAGCAATCTTAGTACCATGTTATCCATGGGTGGAGGCAGAATAAATGCACTTTACTATTATTAATAATAGCACAGGTGAAACATTTGATATGGAATTTAATTCTCATGAACAGAAAGAAAAGTGGCTTAAACTATCCGAGGGATTTAAATGCCTTGGTGAAGTCCAAGGTGACTATCTTCCAACTCGTCATGTAAGAATGAGAAATAAAGAGGACTTTGCAGGATGGGGGAGTTAGACCCAAGAGTATCAGCACAAGAGGAAGCAGAAAAAACATTTGAAGCTTTTATGTTATGGCTGAAAAGAGTTACAATGTATTCAGCAATATTTCTTGGTATTGTTGTGTTTGGTTGTAATAGTGGAGTAGAAACAGGTAAAGGTAAGACTGGCTCTCAATATAATGGAGAACAGTATGATCCTTACAATCTTAATAAGGATGAGTAAATGAAAAGAAATATAATAATAGTTATGGTACTTAGCTTTTTAGGTACTATAATTTTATCTGCAGCTAATGCAGAAGACTTAACTATTGAAATGTTAAATAAACGTGATGATGGTGCCAAGATGGTTTACGGTACTGACATTGCAAGAGTAGAAGTTGGTACAACAATAACATGGATACCAACACAAAAAGGTCATAATGTAGAATTCATCGCAGGACCCGATGGATGGAAAGCACCTAAGAAATCAAAAGTAAATAAAGAAGTTTCCATTACTTTTGATACTCCAGGTGTTTATCTATATCAATGCACACCACATGCAACAATGGGTATGATCGCTTTAGTTGTAGTTGGTGATGGTGATAATGACGTATCTAAAGCAAAGGTACGAGGGAAGTCTAAAAGAAAACTAAAGGAACTTTTAAAGGAGCTATAATGCTTGACCCTGATCACTCATACAGAAAAAAAGTAGGAAAATAACAGAAAGGGCCGTTGGCCCTTTCACTATTTTATAGTATAATTAGCTTGTGTAGGTTAGGAGGTTATATGAACTTTTACACTAGCGTTAACCGATATGGTAACAATATCCTCTATCGAGGATTCGAAGCTGGCAAACGTATTGAGAAGAAGATTCCATACAGGCCAACATTATTCATCCCATCAACTAAAGATACTAAGTGGCGTAATTTACAGAATCAACCTGTGCAACCTGTTACGTTAGAGTCTATGAGAGATGCTCGTGACTTCATATCTAAGTATGATGGAGTAGATAACTTTCCGGTATATGGAACTACAAACTATGTAACACAATATATTACAGATAGATTCCCTGGAGAGATAAAGTTTGAACGAGAAAAGATAAATGTAACATCATTAGATATTGAGGTGCATTCAGAAGAGGGTTTTCCTTTTGTAGCTGAAGCAGCTCATCCTGTGACTGCTATCACTATGAAAAATAATATATCTGATACTTATTATGTGTGGGGTTTGAAAGACTATGATCCGGACAAGTGTCCCATTGAAGGAGTTGAAGCAATCCATTATAAGAAGTGTAAGGACGAGGTTGAACTTCTATTGGATTGGTTATCTTATTGGAACGATCCTCGGTATTGCCCCGATGTTGTTACCGGTTGGAATACTCGTCTATTTGATTTTCCTTATCTTATAAACCGGGTGAAGAACATTATAGGTGGAGACGTTTACAAGAAGTTTTCTCCTTGGGGTGTAGTGGATCAACGTGAGATTGTTATTGCTGGTCGTCCTAATATAGCATATGAGATGATGGGCATTCAACAGTTAGACTATTATGATCTCTTCCGTAAGTTTGGATATGCTTATGGAACATTAGAATCATACAAGCTAGATCATGTAGCATTCATAGTACTTGGTGATAAGAAGTTGTCATTTGATGAGGTTGGTAATCTTCAGAACTTATACAAACAAGATCACCAATTGTATATTGACTATAACATAAAAGATGTTCAACTTATTGATCGATTAGAAGAAAAGATGGGTTTGATTACTCTTGCTATCACTATGGCATATAGAGGTGGTGTTAACTATAGTGAAACATTTGGTACTACATCTATCTGGGATTCAATTATATATCGATTGCTATTCAAAGAACAAGTTGCTGTCCCTCCAAAGAAACCTTCTGTGAAGGAGAAGTATCCAGGAGCCTTTGTAAAAGAACCTATGACTGGTATGCACAAGTGGGTATGTTCTTTTGACCTCAACTCTCTATATCCTAATATCATCGTTCAGTATAATATGTCACCTGAAACTATTATTGAAGGATCTTTATCTGGTGTGAATGTGGATTCTATCTTAGATGGACATCCCTTCAAACAACAGAATGACTTTGCAGTCGCAGCATCTGGTTTGCAGTTTAGAAAAGACCGAGAAGGTATTATTCCTAAGATCATTAAACAATACTACGATGAACGTAGAGAGATTAAAGACATGATGCTGGAAGCTGAGCAACTTCTCATTAATATAGGTGCAGATCCTTCAACTGCAACAGCTGCTATTTCTGCTTTTCGAAAATGGGATAAGGATAATAATGCTGGTCAAACTAGAGGTAATACTAGCGGAGAAAGTGCACATACACCTACAACTATTGAATATACACCTCCAGCTAAAGAAGTAGAGCAGATAACTAAAAGACTTAATAACCGTATTACTACAGCAATGAACAATCAGATGGCCATTAAGATTCTTATGAACTCTCTATATGGTGCACTGGGTAATAACTACTTCAGATACTTTGATAAACGTATGGCCGAAGCTATAACTACATCAGGACAATTGTCTATTCGTTGGGCTGAACGAGCTATTAATGAAGAGATGAATACAATATTAGGTACTACTGGTGAAGATTATGTCATAGCTATTGACACAGATTCACTATATGTTAACATGGATCCTATCATAAACAAAGCAAAGTCTGATAGTCCTGTGGACTATTTAGATGGGCTATGTAAGAATCACTTTGAGAAGATATTAACTAAATCATATGCAACACTGGCAGATCGTATGAATGTATATGAGAATCGTATGGAGATGGCCCGTGAGGTTATTGCTGATAAAGCTGTGTGGGTTGCTAAGAAAAGATACTTCATGCAGGTTTGGGATAATGAAGGTGTACGTTTCAAAGATCCATATCTCAAAGTGATGGGTATTGAAGCTGTGAAGTCTTCTACTCCTCAAGTCTGTAGAGATAAGTTTAAGAAGATATTCAATGTGATTCTAAACGAAGGAGAGAAATCAACACAGGATTTTGTTAGTCAATTCAAACGAGAGTTTAAGTCTCTTGGGCCAGAAGAAGTGTCCTTTCCTAGAGGTATATCAGATATTGATAAATGGTTTGACCGTCACCATGTATACAAGAAAGCTTGTCCCATTCACGTTAGAGGAGCTTTGCTTTTCAATTATCATGTGGGTAAAAAAGGTCTAGTTAACTCATACGAGACAGTAAAGAATGGTGAGAAGATCAAATTCTGTTATCTAAAGACTCCTAATCCTATCAAGGAGAATGTAATTTCTTATTCACTTAACTTACCAAAAGAGCTTGACCTTCACCGATTTGTAGACTATGATAAGATGTATGAAAAATCTTTCGTGGAACCTATCCGACATATTCTAGATGAGATAGGCTGGGATGTGGAACCGCGAGCTACATTGGAAGAGTTCTTTGTTTAGTTTAACTGTATTTAAGAATCAATTTGATAACAAGACTCATCGTCGTATGGACTTTGAGTCTTTTGACTCATTAGAAAAGTTTCTATATAAACTATCTAATAGAAAACTAGAAAGCAAAAAAGATGCAGAACTTATATCACCAGCTACTTACTTACCTGGGACGACTAGATCAAACAAAAATGTGGTTAACTGGGGAAGTTGGTGTGCTGTTGATGTTGACGATTATGAATTTGAAGGAGATATAAAAGATGTTCTCAGTAACCAATATGGCCATTGGAGGTACATCTGTTATAGTACTGCTAGTAGTAGTAGTGCTGTACCGAAGTTCCGTTTGGTATTTCCAATTACGCAAGAGGTTGACAAAGATCGAATCAAACATTTTTGGTTTGCGCTCCAGTGTGAACTCGATTCAATCGGAGATAGACAGACTAAAGACCTCTCTCGCATGTATTTTGTTCCTGCAGATTATGCTAGTGCTAACAACTTCATATTTAGTAACCGATCTGGTGGATCTATTAATGCTGACGAATTAATGGCCAAGTGGCCATATAATGAGAAACAAAACAGCAAAGACTTTTTAGATAGACTACCAGACGCATGGAAAGAACAAATACTTGAGTATCGTAAGAATAGACTAGATAATACTGACTATGTTTGGTCTAGCTATAGAGATTGTCCTTTCTGGCCAAAGAGCATGGCAGCAGAGTATATCCATATTAGTAGTACTGGTTGGTATAGACAGATGTATCGTATTATGATTGCTATTGCTGGTAAGGCTGTAGAGAAGGGATATCCTCTAACTGCAAGTCAAATAGTAGACTTGTGTAGACAATTTGATATGGAAACAGGTAATTGGTATGAGAATAGACCAATGGAAGTAGAAGCTAATAATGCATTGGAGTATGCATACAAGAATGGAGTGATGGCATGACACCTAAAGAAGAAATAGTAATCCTTAAACAGAATGTTAAGGAACTACAAGAACAATTACAGAATGCGTACATTCGTATTAAATATCTGACTGGAGATAAGGAAACAACTCCTATTGATAGACATTACGATAATTGGGTGGAGGATGTTGGAGTTGTGATTCCAGACGGAACAGGTCATGGACCAGCTATGGAACTTGATGATGGTTGGGCAGATGAGGCAACTATTCAAATACAATCTACTAGCAGAGGTAACAATCAATGACAAAAGCTGGCAAGGTTTGGGGTACTACTGAACTTATAGAAGCTAATGGTGCCTTAGAGTTTCATAGAATTGAAATGAAGAAAGGTGGAGTGTGTTCTAAACATATGCATGAATTCAAATGGAACGGATTCTTTGTTGAATCTGGCAAGATGTTAGTACGTACTTGGCAAAAAGATTATGACCTTATTGATGTGACCACTATTGGACCAGGTGAATATCACAAAGTTAAACCTGGATTGTATCATCAGTTTAAATGTTTAGAGTCTGGTGTTGCGTTTGAGTTGTACTGGGCAGAGTTTAATCATAACGATATAAAAAGAGAGACTGTTGGTTTTGCAGAGGAGCAAGACGAATTGTTTGATACTATAAGAGTGCCTCCAGCATGATTAGATATATTTTTGATGTAGACGGAACTCTCACTCCAAGCAGAAGATCTATAGATAGAGAGTTTGCAGATTGGTTGATTGAATTTGCAAAAGATAGTAAACTGTATTATGTTACTGGATCAGATAGAAGAAAGACTATGGAGCAACTTGGCCCGGATGTATATCTTTTAGCTAAAAGAGTTTATCAATGTAGTGGTAATGATGTATGGGAAAAAGAAAAAGGTAATATAAAATCTGGTACAATGGCAGTCCCTGATATGTTGTTCCAAAGTATGTTAGAAGAACTAGAGGTAAATGAGTTTCCTATACGAACTGGTAATCATATAGAATCCAGACCTGGTTTGTGTAACTTTAGTATTGTTGGACGTAATGCTACTAGAGCAGATCGTAAAGAGTATGTAGAATATGATTTAAAATATAAAGATAGAGAACAGATAGCAAAACGTCTAGGTGAGAAGTATAACAATTATAATGTACAAGTCGCAGGAGAAACTGGATTAGATATAATGCCAAAAGGAAGAGACAAGTCTCAAATACTAAATGACTTTGAGGCTGACGATACTATATATTTCTTTGGTGACAAGTGTCAAGAAGGTGGGAATGACTATGAGATTGCTAGAGCTACATTAGCTCGTGGTGGCATTGTACATGAAGTAGAGAGTTGGGAAGATACATGGAGAACATTGAAAGAACTGTAGGATTTACGTGTAGCACGTTTGATTTGCTACACGCAGGACACATTGCAATGTTAAGAGAAGCAAAGGAACAATGTGATTATCTTATATGTGGATTACAAACAGATCCAAGTATGGATCGTCCTGAAAAGAACAAACCAGCTCAAACATTAGTAGAGAGATATACACAGCTTCAAGCAGTTCGATACGTGGATGAGATTATACCATATACTACAGAACAAGATTTAGAAGACATATTAAAAATGCTAAATATAGATGTAAGAATTATTGGGCATGAATATAAATCTAAAAAGTTTACTGGTAGAAACATATGCTCACAAAGAGGTATTGAAATATATTATAACAGAAGAGACCATAGGTTCTCCACCTCTGATCTTAGAAACAGAGTATATGGAGCTGAGTTGAAGAAAGACATTGATAACATATAATGAATATTTTAATTATTGGCCATGGCTTTGTAGGTAAAGCTGTCGACTATGGATTTAGCCACCCTGATATTAATAAAGTAATAGTAGATCCCAAATATGGTAACAGCATTGATAACATCCCTGATAACACTTATAGCGTTTGCTTTGTTTGTGTACCGACCCCAATGGCAGACCTTGGTGCTGTTAATAGTGACATTATTACTGATGTCGTTCGTTCCTGTGTAGGTAAAAAGATAGAGATGGTAGTTGTTAAGTCAACTGTCACTCCAGATATTATTCTTGAACTAAAGAAAATATTCAAACACATTGTATACAATCCAGAGTTCTTAACAGAGAAGTCAGCTAACGAACAGTTTGTTGATCCTCAGTTTCACATCTTTGGTGGAGATAAAAAAGATTGTAAAGACCTTGAAAAAATATATAAGGATTACAGTCTTTGTAATGATTGTCCTACTTATACCATGAGTTTAGAAGAAGCCAGTTTTGTTAAGTATACAATCAATAGTTTCTTAGCAATGAAAGTAACTTTCTTCAATCAATTATATGATGCAATAGGTGACACTGATGCTAACTTTGCTCGAGTTATAAAAGCTGTTGGAGCAGACAGTCGTATTGGTTCTTCGCATACAAAGGTTCCAGGCTTTGATGGTAAACAAGGATATGGTGGCGCATGCTTCCCAAAGGATACCTCTGCATTCACTAAGTTTTCAAACAAGTTGACTTTGTTGGAAGAATGTATTAGAATCAATAATAATTATAGATTACAGCATAAATTAGACGAGCGGGAGATTGAACAAAATGTCAATTATGGACAAACTAAAAAAGAACAGTAAGATTAATACTACAGAAGTATTAGCAGATTCAAAGTTCTTTAACGAAAAAGATATGACATCCACAGATGTACCTATGATAAACGTAGCTTTATCTGGTAGTACAGAAGGCGGTATATCATCAGGTCTTACAGTACTTGCAGGACCTTCTAAACATTTCAAGACATCTTTTGCATTGTTAATGGCCAGTGCATATCTAAAGAAATATCCAGAGGCAGTAATGTTATTCTATGACTCAGAGTTTGGATCACCAAGTTCATACTTCGAGCAATTTGATATTGATGCAGCTCGTGTATTGCACACACCTATTGCTAATGTGGAAGAACTAAAGTTTGATTTGATATCACAACTAGAGGAACTTGATCGTGAAGATAAAGTAATAGTTGTAATTGATAGTATTGGTAACCTGGCATCTAAGAAGGAGCTTGATGACGCTCTAAGCGAGAAGTCAGTAGCAGATATGTCACGTGCAAAAGCCCTCAAGGGATTGTTTCGTATGGCTACCCCATACCTAACTATGAAGAATATTCCCTTGCTTGCAGTTAACCATACTTATAAAGAGATTGGTTTATTTCCTAGAGATATTGTTGGTGGTGGTACAGGTATCTATTACTCAGCCGATAACATCTGGATCATAGGCAGACAGCAAGATAAAAAAGGTACAGAGATTCAAGGATACCACTTTGTAATTAATGTGGAGAAAAGTAGGTTTGTAAAAGAGAAATCCAAGATACCAATAACTGTATCATGGGATGGTGGTGTTCAAAACTACAGTGGCTTATTAGATGTAGCGCTCGCAGGTAACTATGTGACTAAGCCTTCTAATGGTTGGTATGCGCAAGCAGGTAGTGAAAGCAAAGTCCGATCTGATCAGACCTTACAGAAAGAGTTTTGGGATCCTATCTTTGCTAACACAGACTTCAAAGAGTTTATTAAAAAACAATATAGTATTGGCCATCAATCGCTTGTCTCTATGGATGAAATAGTGGATGATGCTAATGGTTAAGATACCCAACATGTATGAAGAAAACGTTCAATATGAGTTGGTACCTAACGATGAAAATGAAAAGCAATGGGACATCAGAATAAAACAAGGCAATTTCATTGAAACAGTAATTAACTTTGGTACGGTTAGAATGAATGAAAAGTCTGGTATGATAAACTTTGACTTTGATATAAAATATACTCCTGCAGACGATCTGGATACAGATAACGCTGGCCTTCAGAAAGAAGCTGCAAAAATACTTGAGAGTGTAATGATGGGATTTGTAAATAATAATGAGTAATATTGAACAAGTAGTCCTCCGTAATGTATTGACCAATGAGGCTTACATGCGTAAGGTACTTCCCTTTATCAAACCAGAATATTTTGAAGGTGTATACAATCAGCTATTCAAACAAGTAGCTAAGTTTGTTGGCAACTATAACAAACTACCTACATTAGAATCCTTTAAGATTGAAGTAGACAAGTCTGATAAGTTTAACGATGATCAGTATACTGCTGCTATGGAGATTCTACCTAATATTTTTGAACTTGAGAAGTCAGATGAACAATGGTTGTATGATACTACTGAGAAGTGGTGCCAGGATAGAGCAATACATAATGCAATTATGGAGTCAATAAGTATCATAGATGGAAAACACAAATCACTCACTAAGAACGCACTCCCCGACCTCTTACAAAAGGCTCTTGCGGTCACATTCGATCCCTCCGTGGGCCACGATTATATCGAAGACGTCGAGCTCAGGTATGACTTCTATCATGAAGACGAAGAACGGATTGCGTTTGACTTGGACTACTTTAACACCATTACAAAAGGAGGCTTGCCTAACAAGACTCTTAACGTATGCCTCGCTGGTACTGGGGTTGGTAAATCTTTGTTTATGTGTCATATGGCTGGTAATGTATTAACCCAAGGACGAAACGTACTATATATTACAAT